GTCCGCCGCGAAGAGGTGCAGGCCGCTCGAGTCGATCACCACGCGCTGGCCGCTGTCGGCCGTCTCGATCACGCCGAGCACGGCCAGCACGGCGCTGAGCAGATCCGAGGTGATCGTGTTGCCCAGGATCCGGTCGCCGGTGATCGAGGAGGCAGCGATGTCGGGGCCGGTGACCTGAACGGGCGACCCGCTCGCCTGCGTGCCAGCCGCGGCCGCGCCGTCGGCGTCGGTGGCGACCAGGCGCACGTAGTAGGTGGTCGCGTAGTCGAGCGGCGAGAGGTCGGGCATCGTGCGGATGACGGCCTGGGTGGCGCCGGTGACGGCGTAGAGTGTCGTCGGCCCCGGCGTGAACCCGCTCGTGGTGGAGATGTGAACCTCGTACTCGATCGGGTCGGCGTTGGCGATCACCGGCCAGCTGACGAAGAGGCTGCCGATGCCGCCGACGAGGGTCGCGGCCGGCGACGCGCTCGGCGGAGACCCGTCGGTGCCGGCCGGCGGAAGCGTGGTCGTGTCGATGAAGCTGCCGTCGATGTTCGGCTCGCGGTCGACGACGTCGAGGATTACGAGATCGCCCTGCTCGTTCGGACCGACGTCGACGAGTTCGCTCTCACCGCTATCCTCGTCGCGGATCCCGGTCGGCATCCGGTCATAGAGGCTGTGCGGCACGAGCGCCTCGAGAGCCTCGTCCTGGTCTTCGGCCGCGACGTGCGCGACGCGCTCGACGGTCAGCGGCTCGATCTGCAGCTGGTCGCCGTCGAGATGGGCGACCGTCAGCGCGGCGGCGAGCGTGACGATGCCTGTGTCGTCGTCGGCTGTGAGGTATTCGAGGTTCGTCTCGGTGCCGTCGGTGAAGCTGATGGTGCCGCCGTCGGGGCTGTAGTCGACGGTGTCTGAGACGGTGATGCTGGTCGCGCCGATCGCGACGTCGCCGACCAACTCGCTGCCGGCGACCTCGTCGATGACCTGGACGACGTTCGCGAGCACTAGCCGACGCCGTCCTTCGTGTAGCCGATCTGCATCGTGTTCGAAGCGTCGAGCGGGATCGTGAACGTCTCCAATGGGATCTTCACCTCGTAGCTCTTCGTCTGCACGGTGACGTAGTCGAGCTCCTCCAGGAACGGCATCGGCAGGCACTCGAAGCTGAGGTCGAGGCCCTCCTCGCTTTTGACCTGCAGGATCTCCCGCGCGGCCGTCTTGCACCCCGACGTCGTCTTGATGCTGCTCGCGTCGACGAACTCGGTCATGTACCGCGCCTTGCCGTTCCGGCCGATCGCGTATGGGCTGAGCGGGTGGCCGGGCTGCAGAGTCGCCGAGCCGCGGTGCTGCATGTGCTTCTTCTTCACCGTCGTGGTGGCGCCGGTGACGACGACGTGGTTTCGGCCGGCGAGCGCGTCGAACTTCACGTCCGGATCGGTGACCAGGTCGCGCCCCTCCTGGAACGTCAGGATCGGCGTCCTTACGCGGCGCCGCGCGCGGAGCTGGCCCCTGCCGTTGTAGTAGGCGTAGTAATGGCCGGCGACCTTGACCAGGCCGTTGTACTCGACGTCGACCTTCTTCCCGCGCCGCTTCTTGCCCTTGCCGTGGTAGACCTTCTTCTGGCTCGACCACCCGAACTTGACGATGTCCCACGGCTCGTCGTCGGGCTGGACAGCGCGCCTGCCTTGGAGGCGCTGCGGCATGTCGGGCAAGAGGTAGCGCGTCTCGCCCATTCGATCCATCACGTCCTTGATCGCATTGTCGACGCGGCGGCCCTTGCGGATCGTGTAGCCCTGCGTCGCGAAGTGCGGGTCAAGGGCGAGCGCCTCCTTGCCCTGCGCCTCAATCGTGACCTGCGCCTGCTGCCGCTCGAAATTCGTGATCGGCCCCCAGAAGACGGGGATGTCGACCCAGCCGAGCGGGTCGACCTCGACGCCGTACTCGACCGCGACCAGGTTGTCGGCGAACACCGCGCCGCGGGCGGGACTGCCCGCGTCGAAGCCGAGGCGGTGCTGCGTGTCGACGAATACGAGGCTGAGCGACCGGGTGATGTCGGCGGTCGCGTCGACGCTCACCGACCCGCTGATGACCTGCTCGACCGGCGTCGTCAGCGACGCGATCGCCTTCTCGCGATTGTTCAGGACGTGCACGACGACCCGGCGACGGATCGGGCCCTGCACGCCGCGCAAGCACTGCAACAGCGTGCGCTTGTCCGCCGCGGTGAGCGCCAAGTTCAACACCGCTAGCCGCCCGAAACTTGGAAGGTGAACTCGCCGGTCTGGAAGAACCCGAACGAGCAGCCGTACATGCGGTCGCCGGCGAGCTGCGACGGAGGCGCGGACGCCTCCTCGACCACGCACGGGAAGTTCAGGTCGCTGACGACCAGGCGCAGCGTCGTGATGCGCCCCTTCAGCGCGAGGAACGTGTCGCGATCCGCCTTGCTGAGCAGGTTGCCGCTGATCGACCCTTCGTAGCCGCGGATCGAGTCGACGACGCGGACGGGTTTGCGACTGCCGGCGACGTCATAGGTCGTGCCGATCTCACCGATCCCGAACTCGCTCGAGTCGTTCGGGCCGCGGATGTTCACGGCCGTGTTGTCGTCGGGGTCGACGAGCCAGGCACCGGTCGGGTTCGTGGTCAGCGTCTGAGTGGCGTTGCCGCTCGAGTGCTGGGTGTGGCCGCCGCTGATGACCACCGCTTCCACCTCATATGTGTGGGAGACGCGGGGGACTGCGCCCCAGTAGACCATGCTGTAGGTCGTGCCGCTGACGAACACGTCGGTCGGGTCGATGCGGGGGAGCACCTCGACGCCGTCGACGCGCAGCGAGAAGTAGTCGGGCTGCACCGACCGCGTCCACGTGAGGAGCACGCCCGGCGAGACGCTCGACGGTGACAGCGCCGCGGTCAGTGAGGGGACGTTGGCGGGCGCGCCGCTGCGGCTGTAGGTGACGTTGCCGCTGGTGACGCTGAGGTAGGCGGGGTCGCCGGGGATGCTCTGCCGGTCGACGGTGTCCCAGACACGCACCTCGATCTTGATCCCCAGGATGCCGGTGTAGAGCAGGCCGGCGGGGAGGGTGACGCTGGTGGCGGTGCTGGTGACCTTGCCGGTGTCGAAGATGACGGGGCTGCGCCTAGCGATCGTCGCGACGTAGCTGACGATCACGCGGTACGCCTCCTGCGTCGCGCCGGTGAGGGTCCACGAGATCGGCGGGGTGAGGTCATCGACCGCGCCGCCGGTCGGCGATACGAGCGTCAATGTGCCCTGCGCGGTGCGCACGAAGCTGACGGTGTCGCTCCACCCCGACGCGAGATTCGTGTCATCCCACACCTGGACACGCCAGAACCGGGTCGCGGCGGCGGGGACGCCCGCATACGCGGTCGCGCCGAGGTCCCACTGGCTCTCCGTGTTCGCCACCTTCCCGCTGTCGTACTCGGGCGAGGCGAAGCTCGTCGACGTCGAGATCTGCACCTGGCTGCTCGACTGGGTGCCGGCGCCGTCGGGGTCGGCGTAGTTCCAGTTCAGGATCGGCTTGGCGACGTCGATCGCCGCGCCGCCAGCGGGGTGCAGGTCGTCGGGCACGTCGGGCGAGCTCGACCACTCGACCACGAGCATCGGGCGGTGGTCGGCGTTCGGCGCCTCGCTCGAGTGCACCTTCCGCACCGCGGTTGTGCCGACGCTGAGGTTGAACCCGAAGAACGCGCCGCCGGCGGCGACGTCGTTCAGCAGAGCGGTCACGTCGATGTCGATCTCGTCGCCCGCCACCGCGCCGCTCACGGTGACCGACCCGCTGTTGGTCGCGACCGTGCTCGGCCGGCTGTTGTAGGTGACCTTGTCCTCCTGCCACTTCGCAACGATGCGCTTCGCGGTGAGCACCTGCGAGCTCGTCCAGGGGTCGCTCGCGACGAGCTTGAGCGTGGCGGTGAAGACGGTCGCGCCGGGCGGGAACGGCACCTTGAAGTAGACCAGGCCGAGCTTCTCGTTCGACCCGGCGTTGCTCATCCACAGCTTCGCGGTACCGCCATGGTTGATCGTCGGGCCGCCCTGACCGACGTAGGTATCGGTGCCGGTACGGACGAGGGTCACGCGCCCATCCTCTGCAGCTGGCCGCGGCGCTTCGTTGCGCGCCGCTGGACGCCGCCGGCGACCTCCTCGATGTACCCGCTCATCGTCTCCCAGTCGTCGATCACGAACCGCAGACGATTCCCGCCACCCAGCGGCGAGTTGCCGGCGGATTTCCCGAGCGGCACGACCGCCTCACTGCTCCGGCCCTCGCCGATCATCGCGTAGGTGGGCCGTCGCACGATCGCGCCGGTCGCGCCTGGGTGCGCACCGCCGGTCGTCGTGGCAGGCGGAGCCCCGATCCGCTGCGTGCCGTAGATGATCTCGTGCGTCCGTAGATAGATGTCGACGTCCTTGCGGCTCGGGATGCGGTCGATCGACTGCGCGAGGATCCGCGCGGCACGCGCATAGGCAGCGGCATGAAGCGCGGCCGCGGCCGCCGCCGCGCCCATATGCGCCTCGCCGCCCGCCGCTCGTTCGGCCTCGCCCGCGACCTGGCCCATCTGATGAACGAACGTCCGCACATTCTGGGATGCCGCGCTGTGCGCCTGTGACACGTCGATGCCGCTCGCCGCCAGCTTGTGGTACGCCTGCTGCGCCAGCCCCGACAGGTGCTGCGACCGCTGAATCACGTTGTCGTACTGGGTGGCACTGATCGCGCCCGCGTCGATCTTGGCCTTGACCTCAGCCTGCGCCGCGGCGAACTGCTTCGACACGTGCACGTTCGGGAGCGTGCTCTTGTAGTAGACGGCCATCGCGCCCGCCGCCGCCAAAGCGACCGGTCCGAGCAAGCCGAACCCGCCGCCGGCCGCGCCGGCTGCTTCGGCCTCTGCTCCAGCTGCAGCCGTCGCCGTGCCTGCGCGCGTTGCGGCAGCAGATTCCACGGTCATAGCCCCGGCTAGTCGCGATACGAGGCTCGCGAGGCTCGAGACGGCGCCAGCGAACCGAGCGACGGGACCGACGAGCGCCGCGATCCCCAGCCCGATCTCGATCGCGTGCTGCTCGTTCTTCGACAGCCCCGAGAAGTCGTCCGCCAGGTGGCCGATGTGGTTGCCGATGTCGAGCACGACCGGCAGCAGGTCGTTCCCGATCTTGATCGCTGTCGCGTCGAGCTGCGCCATCTCCCGATTCAGCTTCTGGCCCGGGCCGCCGCTGGCCACTTTGAACGCCTGGCTCGCGGCGCCCGTGGAGTGCTCGACCTGGTCGAGCGCCTTCGACACGTTCCCCGCGTTCTTGCCGGTCAGCGCCAGGTACGCAGTCAGGGCGCGCACGTTCGGGAACACCTTCCCCAGCGCGGTCTGGTTGTCGCCTATCCGCTTCGACAGATCCTGCAGCGTCGCGTTCAGGCCCTTCTCCCGGATCTCCTGGCGGACGTCAGCGACACTCGTGCCGAGCTGCTTGAACTCCTTCGTCGTCTGGCTCGCGGGCTTTAGCAGGCCGGTCAGGATCGCTCGCACACCCGTCGCCGCCTGCGCCGCATCCAGGCCCGTATTCGTCAGCTCGGACACCGACGTTGTCGCCTCAGCGAACGAGACCCCCATGTTCTGAGCGACCGGGATCACCTTGCCCATGTTTTCCGCGAGGTCGCTCGGCTCGGCCTTGCCGACCTTCACAGCCTCGGTCAGGATGTCGGTCGCCTTCGAGGCCGACAACGTCTTCGCGCCGTAGTCGTTGATGGCGCTGGTAAGCAGCTGCGCGATCGTCTGCGCATCGCCCATGCCGGCGGCCGCCGCGCGTGCGCTTGCCGCTGTGATGGGCAGCACCTGGTTCACCTTCGCGCCCGACGACGCGACGAAATAGAGGGCGTTCGCGAGTTCCTGGGGCGACTGGCCGATCTTCGGCGCGAGCTTCAGGATCTGGTCGCTCCACTGCTGCGTCTGCTTCGCCGACGCGCCGGTCAGCGCCTGGACGTGGTTGATGGCCGTGTCGTAATCGAGCGCCATCTTCGTAGCCGCCGCGCCGACAGCGATGATCGGCAGCGTCACGTTGCGGCTCAGCGTCCGGCCAGTGCCCGACAGTCGGCTGCCGAGCCGATCCGCCTTCCCGGCGAACCCGGTCAGCGACGCACTGCTGCGGCCGAGCGCGGCCTGGAGGCTCTTGCTCGACCCGATGATCTCCACTTCGATGCGCCTGCTCGCCATCAGCGGACCCTCGAATCTCGACCGGATCGACCCTCAGGCGTCTTCTGGGCCGCCGAGTACCCCCCGACGCGACGGTCATGCCGAATCGGGTGGGTGACGCGAGAGAGCGCCGTGAGGATCGTCACCCGCCGCGGATGACCTTGCGGCCCACTCGGTACGCCGCGTCCATCTGCGCCGGCGTGAGCAGGCCGACCTGGTCGGGCGAGACGCTGCACACACCGAGCTCGGGCCGCCAGTACGACGAGGGCTCCTCGCTGGCCGGGCCGAAGATGTTCTGCCACGCCTCCCACCACAGCCGCGCGTGGCGTTTCTCGGCGGCGGCTATTCGGGCTGTGGTTCGGGAGGGTCCGGCTGGTCACCGTTCACCTTCGGTCGGAGGTGGATACACCGCAGCGGGGCGGCGAGTAGCGCTTCGACGGCGCCCGGGTCTTCCGCGTGGGCTTGGCCGGCCTTGCGCATAGCGATGAGGGCGCAGGCGACGTGGACGTCCCAGTCGCCGGCGTCGATCGCGTCGCTGAGCTCGTTCGCGCGGACGCCGGAGAGCTTCTTGATCAGGCGTAGATCGTTGCCGTTGATCTGCTCCCAATCGAGCTCGTACTCGCCGTCGAGGGCGAGCACGTCCTTCACGGTGAAGATGTCGACGAGGCTCATGCGCCCTCGATGATCGTGGCGAGCGCCGCCTCGGCTGCTGCTTCGATCTCGTCGGCGTTCTCCGTCAGGGCGGGGATAAACGCTTCGCGCATCTGGAGGGCGCCGTAGTCGGGTCGGGCGCCCGTGACTTTGCGGGCGCGCTGGGTGACGCTGGCGCCGGCGAGCGTCACCTTCGGCCCGATGGTGGAAACACTCGCGCCCTGCCACTTCTCCTTCGCACGGGCGTCTCGGGCGACGGGTTCGGCGGCCTTGCGAAGTGCAGCGCGCAGCTCGGGGCGGAGCGTCCCCGACATGCGCCGAAACGCGCGCTGCACCTCGCGCAGCCCCGACACCTTCACCGTGACGCCGTCGACAGAGCGTCCAGGCATCGCTACGACGTCGCCCGGGCGAGTCCGGCCTGGGCGGCGTTGACGAACGTGACCGGCGTGTCGGCCGCGTCGCCGACCGCGCCCGAGATCGGGTTGTAGTTCAGCAGCAGCGCCGACATGCTGAACTCCGGATTGGTCGCCGACTTCGCGCCGACGGACGCCCGCACGGCGACCGTGAAGGGCGTGTTCGACGTGGACAGCGGCCACAGCAGCGCGTCGATCGCGGAGGCGCCGAAGTCCTGGTAGACGGTCATCGTGATCTGCGCGTCGCCGAGGCCGGCGAGGTGTTCGGTGTTGGCGGCCTGGAAGCCGGTGACGTCGACGTCGGCGCGGCTCGTCTCGACGGACACCTCGTGGACGTAGTTCGAGATGTCCTGGCCGTTGACGGTGATCTGCGGGTTTTTCCATACGAACTTCGCCATGGTCTGGCTCCTCCTCGGTTAGGGCTGGCGGGCTGCGCTGAAGCAGCCGACGGTGACGGACGTGATGCCGCTGTAGGTGACGAACGCGTTTCCGGCCGGCGTGCCGGCGGGGTCGGCGTACTGCTCGGCGGGGAACGGGCCGATCATGCGTTCGCTGGTGGCGGGGACGGCGACGGAGACGTCGGCGATCGCGAGGCCGCCCGGCGCGGTCCCCGGCGTCGCGACGGTGACCGTGATCGACGAGCCGCCGCCGTTCTTGACGTGGATGAAGGTGTCCTGGTCGGGCGTGAAGTTGTCGCCCGGCGCGTTCGTCGCCGCGGCATACGTCGGCGCGACGCCCGTGTTGGTGATCAGCTGCTTGGTCAGGGTCGCCACGCGCTACTCCTTCGTCTCGTCGGTCGTCTTCTTGGTGGACTTCGCCTCGGTGTGGAACTGGCGCGGCGCCGACGGCCCGGGCCCTTCCGGCTGGACAGGCACTGGGCGCTCGAGATCTCCGAGCTCGACCTCGCCGTCGTACGTGACCTTGTTGGCCGTCTCCTCGATGGCGCCCTGGTCGATCAGCCGCTGTGCGTGCTCGGGCGCCATGTCGGCCTCGAAGACGAGGCCCGTCGCGACGCCGTGCGTCGTGAACGGCCCGACCACCTTGTAGCGCTGCTTCATGCGTTAGTCCTCCTCGTCTGCGGGGATCACGTTGATCGTCCACTCGGCGCCGAGCACGTTCGCTCGGCCCTGCGTCATGTACTGGCGGTAGCCGCTCGACTGGGTGACGGTCAGGTCGCTGATCACGCCGCCGAGCGTGAAGTCAGCCTCGAGTGCCGCCTTGATGCTCGAGGGGCCGGTGCGCGAGAGGTACCGGTCGAGGATCTGCTGGCTGCCGATGTCGCCGGCGTTCTCGCTCACGAACACCTGGAGGGTGAACTCCCACGTCTCCATGCCGTTGCCGAACGCCTGGTGGTAGGCGATCTGCGCGGGGAAGACGTGCGCGGCCGGCGGCGTGGGACTCGCGAGCATCCACGGAGAGACCTGGATGCCGTCGACGCGCGCCATGATCGCGTCGGCGAGCGCCTGGCGGATTGCGGTGAGCGTGTCCGCCATCAGACCACCAGGCTCCTGCGGCCGCCGCTTACGCCGTTCATCGCCATCTTGATGTCGGGGTCGCTCGTGATCTCGCGGACGCGGGCGACGGCGCCTTCGAGTCCCAGCGCGACGATCCCGAACGGCGCCTCTCGCATCCTGCGCAGGAACCGGGTCGCGGTCAGCTTCGTCGCGAACACGACGCCGCTTGGCACCATCTCCCACCCGAACTGGCCGGTGATGCGGATCGCGTCGACGCCGCTCGGCAGGCGGCGGACGCTGGCGCCGCGGACGAGCTCGAGCTCTGTGTACGGCTCGCCGTTCCCGGGCGGAGTAAGGATCGACAGGCCGTTGATCGTCGGCAGCAGGCGGTAGTCGCTCGGCGTGATGACCGTCGAATAGGTGCCCCCGCCGCCGGCGAACGGGTCGTATCCCCACCGCCGGTCGAAGAAGTCGCCGACGGTGTAGTCAAGCGCGACCTCGCTGATCGCGATCGCGCCGTCGAGGCTGACCGTGCGCTCGTCGGCGCGTGAGTAGTACCTCTGCTCGCCCGCGTCTCGGAGCATCCATGGCCCGCCGTACGCCTCTTCGATGGCGCGGCTCGCAGCCTCGATCGCGATGTCGATGTCGGCGTCGGCGAAGGTGAGGCCCTGCAGGGTCAGCGTCTGCTTGTAATCCTCGATCCCGACGTAGCGGCGCTGCTGTCCTGCGGCCGTCGGAGTGACGGTGATGAGGATGTAGCCGACGTTCGGGAACGTCTGCACCCGGCCGCCGACGAACGACGCCATGATCGAGGCGAGGTAGTCACCCGGCTGGTCGGTGTCGCCGTCGACCGGCGTGTAGCCGACCTGGCCGAGACTGCCGTCGCCACCGTCGCCGTTCTGACGGTTCTCGATGTCCGTGTCGATGACTGGGTCGCCGCCGCGGATCGGGGTCATGGTGAAGTGGATGTCGGCGCCGGCGATGTCGACCGGGTCGCCGTCCTCGTCTCGGAGCGTCTCGGTGAAGTCGCTCGCGGTGTCGTGCTGGCGCCAGAAGAAATCAGACACGGGTGAGCTCCTTCCGCGACGTGGCGCGTGTGCGGCCGGTCCGTGCCGGCGACCCGCCGGTCATGCCGTTGCGCAGCGTCGACGCTCGCGTGTACGAGGTGGTGACGGGATGGGCGCTGGCCGTGAAGCTGGCAGTGAGCGATCCGTGGCCAGAGAGCGCCGCCGCTCCGAACGCCACCATGCGCCCACTGGCGGTGAGCGACCCGGCACCGGTGAGCGTCGCCGTGGCGAGCCGCGTGCGGCGGCCGGTCGCGCTCAGAGACCCCGTGCCGGCGGCGGCCACAGCTCCCAGGCGTGTCCGCGTGCCCGCCGCGGCCAACGTGCCCGCTCCGGTCAGTGCGGCAGCTGCGCGAGCGTTGTGGACGCCCGCAGCGGTGAGCGCGCCGAGGCCGGTGAGGTGCGCCTGGCCGAGGACGCCGGCGCTGGTGGAACCGTTGGCGGAGAGCGACCCGGTGCCGGTGAGGTGCGCGGCGGCGTGGACGTCTTGGCGGCCGCCGCTTGTGAGAGTGCCCGCGCCGGTGAGGTGTGCCGCTGCCAGGCGGATGCGTACCCCGGTGATGGTGGCGGTGCCTGCGCCGGTGAGGGCTGCGGCGGCGAGCCGGGTGCGGCGTCCGCTGGCTGCGAGTGTGCCGCTGCCGGAGAGAGCCGCCGCAGCGTTCGGGACGTCATGGTGGCCGGCGGCGGTGAGCGTCCCCGTGCCCGTGAGGTTGGCGGCGCCGGTGGTGGAGAGCGCCGTCGCTGCGGGCAGGGCGCGGAGGATCCCTCCGCCGAAGAGGCCGATCACGATCTGACCGTCGGCGCTGACGTCCCAGTCGTCGGGCGCCATGCACGCGGCGCGGAAGTAGTCGTCGGCGATCGAGACGCCGTCGACGGTGATGTCAGGAGCCGCGCCGGTCGTCGGCAACGTCAACGAGTAGGTGTGGCCGCCGATGGTGATGTCGGCGAGGCTGGCAGTGCCGAGCGTCGGCGCCGACGCGAGCGGAGTCATGCTCGCGTACCAGTCCGAGGTGACCGCGCCATGCCAGTCGACGTCGGTGTTCTCGATCGACCCGTCGATCTGGATCTCGACCTTCGCGACCTCAGACCCGCCGAGCCCGTTCAGCGCGGGGTGCCATGTCGCGCCGCCGTCCTGGGACGCCCACGCTCCGCGGAACGCGGCCAGCATGAACACGTTCGCGTTCGTCGGGTCGACGTCCATGTGCAGCGTCGCCCATGAATCGTCAGGGCCCTTGCTGTCGCCGTCGCCGGCGGGATCGAGCCAGAAGTGGCGGCCGGTGCCCTGAACCGTCTCGACGACGTTCTGGAGCCACGACCAGGTCGACCCGCCGTCTGTGCTCTTCGCGAGCCACTTGTCCGACCCGCTCGGATGGCTGGCCGTCGCGACGTAGATCGTCGACCCGGCGCCGGCGACGCTCGCGAGGTCACACCCGCTGAAGAACGAGCTCGAGACCTGCGTCCACGAGCCGCCGGGCGCGACGGTGTAGAGGCCGCCGCTTTGCGTGCACGCCCACAGCGTCCCGTTGATGACCTTCATGTCGTTGACGTAGCTGGGCGCGCCGGAGTCTGCGGTGACGGTGCCGGTGGTGCGCGGGCTGGTGACGCGGTAGACGGTGCCGCTGGTGGGCGTGCCCGCGCCGCGGTCGCCGTAGCTGCCCGCGTAGACCGACCCGTCGGGCGCGACGCACACGAACTTCCACTCGTCGTTCGGTTCGGAGGTGGCGCCGAGAACAGTGAAGGTGATCGTCCCTCCGGCGTCGTCCTTCATCCGCACGAGGCCCTGGTTCGTGCCGGCGTAGACGTACTCGATGTTGCCGCCCGAGTCGTAGTCGACCGCCTGCAGTTGCCCGGTCGGCCGCGGGTTGAGGCCCGCCTCGCCACCGGTGGTGCCGAACCCATACAGCGTCGAGTCCTTCGTGATCGTCAGCGCGCCGCGCTCGTGATGGCCCCACCACCCACTCGGCCCGCCCGTCAAGGTGCCGACGCCGAGGATCGCGCGGCCGGAATGCTTCTGGGAGAAGACGACCGACCGGCCGTACACGTCGCCCGCGACGCCGCTGGGATGCACCTTCGCGCCGCCCATGATCGGATACCACACGTCGCCGCCGGTGACGGTCTCGAAGAACCCCCACACGTCGCCCATGATCACGGCCGTCCCCGCGTGGTTCGGGTCAAGCGCGATCGCGTTCGCGCGGCCGCCGCCGTCGAACGCTCCACGATCCCACGCCCACCCGCCGGGCGTGCCAGTCGCCATCAATCCGCCACGGCCGTGAAGAGCAGCCGCCGCCGTGTGCGTCACGACTCCCGCCGCGGAGACGCTGCCGGCCCCGGTGAGCGCGGCAGCTCCACTGCGCCGACGAACGCCGCTGGCTGCGAGCGTCCCCGCACCCGTGAGCGCGGCCGCTCCGAACCGTGTCCGCTTGCCGCTGGCCGACAGCGATCCGGTTCCGAAGAGGGATGCGCCGTCGGGAACGATCCGCCGGCCGGTCGCCGAGAGAGAACCGGTGCCGGTCAGCGCAGCTGCGGCGTGGACATCCTGGCGGCCGCCGCTCGCCAGCGTCCCGGCGCCGGTGAGGGCGGCCGCGGCGCGGCCCTGGTGCACGCCGGCTGCAGAAAGGCTGCCGGTTCCGGTCAGGGCAGCGGCTCCGGTCGTCGCGGTGACCGGCTTGCCATAGGCGGCGATGGCGGCGGCGGCGGCGCGACTCGTCACCCACGACAGCGCCGCGCTGGGCGTCTCCGAGGTCGTCGTCTCGCGGTAAAGCGCGGCGGCGAAACGGATCGTGCCGCTCGAGTTCGCGACGGTGGCGCCCGCCGGCTGCGTGTACCCGGTCGCGGTGAGCGTCCCCGGGTCTCCGCCGGCGAAGACGGCGCCGACGATGACCGTCGACTCCGCCTGGTTCGTCGCGCCGCCAGCAGCCGCCGCCAGGCTCGTCACGAGGGTCACGCCCGAGTCGCCCCCGCCCGGCGTGCCCGCCTCGAGGGTCAGCGCGCCCTGGAACTCGAGCAGGATCATGTTCTTCGAAGCGGCGGCGGCGGCGGGCGTCACGGTGACGGTCGCGGCGACCGCGAGGTCGGCCGTGAGCCTGCAGGAGGAGACGCAGACGCTGTCCGTCGCGGCGCTGTTCTGCCTGGTCGCCTCGTTCAGGCTCCACGTATCGGTGCCCGTCGAGTTGGCGATCGAGCCGACGAACTGGCTCTGCGAAGCGAAGATGGCGGCGAGGGTGTTCCCGGCGCGTGCAGCCTGGCCGGCGATCGTCCCGACGAGCGTCAGCGTGTCGTTCCCCTCACGGTGCGCCGTCGCGACGACGCGGATCAGGTCGCCATCCTTGTACCCCGTCACGGCCGCCGTGCCCGTCCCCGTCAAGGCAGCTGCGCCCGCGACGCGGCGGACGCCAGCGGCGGCCGCCGATCCCGATCCCGTCAATGCGGCAGCGCCGGTGACGTTCGCGGCCGTCGACGCCACCTTCAGCGCCGCGGTCGCGATCGTGTAGGCGCTGCTCGCGGAGAGCGTGAACGTCGCCGTGTACGTCCCCGCCGAGGTCTCTTCGACGTCGGCGAGGCTGACGCTGATCCCGCTGCCCGTTCCGTGCGCGCCCGTCTCGTAGTTGAAGACGCCGGTCGTGCCGGTCGCGCTCGGCGTGCCGGATATGCTCACCGCGGCGACGAGGAAATCGTCGGCGTTCGTCGACGTGACGCTCTGCACCGCCGTCGACGCGGCACTGGTGACGTTCGTCGCCACGCCCGACCCGTCCGCAGTGCCCTGCAACCCAGAGACCTCGAGCGACCCCCACGAGATCTTCGTCGTCCCCGAATACGAGACGGTGATCGACGTGATCGACCCCGTCAAGTTGGGGTTCCACCACAGGAACGTGTTGCCTGCCGACGAGGATCCGGCGCCTGCGAGTTGTACCCACCCACTGTTCCCAGCCGAGTCGGTAATGCTGGAAACAGTCCGCGTCTTCGTGTTGCACGCGATGGCGACGATCAGGGCATGCCCAGCCGACGCGGACAGCGTCAGCGTGTTGCTGGATACGGCCGATCCGGTCGACCCGTTGTTGGTGGATACGACGCTCGCAGCCATCTAACTAATCCAACGACACCGTGAGGCTGCCGGTCGGGATGGTGAAGTTGTCGCCGCTGTTCACGGCCTTCGACGCGGTCAGCGCGCCCGTCCAGACGCAGTTGCCGGCGGTGCTCGCATCCCACAGGCTGATGTGGGTGTACGTCTCGGTCGTGCTGACCGATGTCCACGCGACATCGGCGTCGCTGGTGACTGTGCCGCCTGATGCGGAGCCGAAGCTGGCCTGGACGCGCGTCGTGTTGCCAGCCGCGGCGGTCGTGCCGGCCTCGCCGGGATCGGCGGTGTGGAGCTTCACCCACACGTTGGCGGTCGGCAGGCCGCCGCCGGTCGTCGTCGCGTTGAACACCGCGTCGAGCAGCTTGTTCTCCGCGTAGTCGCTAACGCTCATGCTGCGGTCTCCTCTCTGGGTATCAGCGCTGGGCGGGCGGCGGCCGAAACCGTCGCCCGCCCACGCGCCCTACTTGCCGCCCGCGTTGATCGCGGTCGGCTCGCCCGGCTTGATGCTCGCGACCGGGCTGTCCTTGTCCTTCGCCGCGGCCTGCAGGACGGCGAGCTGCTGCTTGCCGACGTCGTCCGCGTCGTCGAACTGGTAGATGGTCGAGGTGCCGTCCTCCTGGGTCACCTCGTAGTTCTTCATCGCCATGCTGGGGTTTCTCCTCTCCGGAAGGTTTCTGGGTGGTCTGGGCTAGGCGGCCGAGGTGACCGCGGCGAAGCCGGCGGGGCGGAAGACGGCCAGGGCGACGCGCTCCTCGACGCGCAGCATCAGCTTGTTCTCCTGGAAGAACGTGGAGTGCGAGTCGCTGATCGCGACGTCGATCCCCGACCGGCGGATCAGCATCGCCGCCGTCGCGAACGCACCGACCAGGGCGACCTTGTTGGTCGCGACCTGGGCGGGGACGTTGGCGTTGAGGACGACGCGCAGGCCCCACAGACGCGGGCCCGTCGCCGGGTCGTTGCCGGCGTATCCGGCCGCGCCGGGGCCGCCGAGCAGGTAGTTGCGGTTCCCGTCCTTCGCCAGCGCCGCGATCTCCCACGTCGACGGCTTCATCACGACCCCGTCCGGCTCGAGGAAGGCGTCGCGGACGCGCATCGCGCCGTGGAAGACGGCGTCGACGAGCGCCTGGTCGGGGTTCGCTCCGCCGATCGAGTAGCTGGTGGCGGTGTTGATGCCGGAGCGGTTGAAGAGCCCCTGCAGGTTGGGCGGGGTGCCGTTGCCGTTCAGCAGCTGGCTGTCCTCCCGCATCTGCAGGAAGAGCCGCAGCCGGCTGTTGAGGTACGCCCGCAGCAGCGGCACGTCGTCGAACGACTCGTCGGTCAGCGGCAGCGTCACCGCGATCTTGCGGACCGGCTCGTCGACGTTCGTGAAGCTGATCTGCGCCTCCGGCTTCGTCGCGCCCTCGGCCGTCTCCGCCGCGCCCTGCGCCGTCACGGTCTCGGTGACGTAACGGACGGTCGGGAGGTTGGTCGTGCCCTGCGCCATCAGCTGGCCGATGTTGTTGGCCTGGAACAGCGTCGGGATCGGCGCGGCCAGGAACTCGGGCTGGATCGGGTAGCCGCTCGACTGGAAGAGCGCGCCCTGCCGATCGATGCTCGGCACCTCGCCGATGCCCTGGTAGCCGTTGAAGACGCTGCCCATCGGCAGCTCGACGACCTTGTCCTTGGTGCCCTGCTCCTTGAACGCCTTGAAGGCGTCCGACTCGACGAACAACGCGCCGATATCGCTCGGCCCCTTCTCGCGCGGCTTGTAGCCCTTCGTACCGGCGTGGCCGGGGTGGGCGATCGCGGGCTCCTCGAAGCGCGCGTTGATGGCGTCGAACTCGGCGTCCGACTGCTCCTGGCCGCTGAGCTCCTCGAGCCTCTCGCCGAGCATGTTCGTCTCGGCCATCAGCTCACGCACCTCGTCGGCGTCGGTGCCCGACAGGCCGACGAACGATCCGCCGTTCGCCTCGCGGATCTCGGCGGCCTTCGCGCGCTTCGTCTTAAGCGCGTCGCGGACGTCCTTGGCCGTCCGCAGGTCTTCGATCACGGGTGGCACATCTACTCCTCTCGATGATTTGTCGGGACGAGTCCGGCCCAGAAGGCCTCGTCGTCCTCGGTGATCGCGGACCCCACCGCTGCCATCGGCGGCTCGGCGTCGAGCAGGTCGTCGACGCGATCACGGATCGCTTCGAGTCGCTCGCGCTTCGCGGCCGTGAGCGGCCGTCCCTGGGCGACCAGGTCTTCCGTCGCGCACAGCGCGCCGTCGAGCTGGTCTGCGATCGAGGCGGCTTCGGCACTGCCGATCGCCTCGGGTTCGGTCTTCGTGTCGCCCTCGTGGTCGAAGGCAGGATCATCTTCGGGTTCCGGCGTCGGCGGCTCTTCGGCGGCCGCGCGGTCGAGGTCTGCCGCGAACGCCGCCGAGGCGGCGCGCTGCGCTGAGCGCCGGCCGGAGACGAGCTCCATCGCGCGGCCGATCGTCTGTTCGCGCGTCAGGATCCCGTCGGCCAGTCCCGCCTTGACGCCTGCCTTGGCGGGGAGGACGCGCCCCTCGCCGAATCCGCCGCGGACGTCGGCGACGGACACGCCGCGCGCCTTGGACACGTCGAGGGTGAACTGCTGGTAGGCGTCGTCGACGATCGACTGGAGGTGGGCGATGCCCTCCTCGCTCGGCGCCTCGTTCGGGTTCAGCTCGGTCTTGTACTTGCCGGCGGACACGAGCGTCGGCTTCACGCCGGTCTTCTCGTTCAGGCCGCTCTGGTCGTAGTGGGTCGCATAGACGCCGATCGACCCGATCAGTCCGCTCGGCGTCACGTACACCTCGTCGGCCTGGCTGCCGAGGTAGTAGGCGGCGCTCGCCATCATCGTGTCGCTGACGGCGAGGATTGGCTTCGTGCCCCGCGCAGCTCGGATGCGGGCCGCGGACTCGGGGATCAGGTCGACGCTGCCGCCGGGCGAGTCGACGTCGAGGACGATCGCCGAGATGTCAGGGTCGGCGACGGCCGCCATGAACGACTCCATGAAGTCGGTCACGCTCGTGCCGCCGGACAGGTCGGTCATCAGGTTCGCCCGCGGCACGATGACGCCCATCAGCGGTATGACGGCGACGGCGCCGCCGGTCGGCTTGACGCTGCTCGTGCGACGGCCGCCGGCGGCCTCGATCCGAGCGGCGATCTCGGCGTCGCTCCAGCGGTCGCCGCTGATGCGGGCCGTGAGTACCTCGCAGACCAGCTCGAGCGTCTCGGGGATCATCATCCACGGCGTCGAGGTGGCGAACTTGACGATATGGCGGTAGCTGCGGTCGCTCATGCGACTCCTTCCGTGAGTTCCTGGCGCCGCTCGAGCGCAGAGACGACGTGGTAGGCGACCAGCTCGGCGTCCATGCTCGTGGCCGCGCCGTCCTGGCTCGGGTCGCCCGGGGCCTTCGGTGGGGTGAGGTGCTCGACCGGGTCGCCGGCGTGCTCGCCGCCGGGCACCTGGGCGACGGTGACGAGGCGCAGGTAGACGTCGTCGCTGCCGTCGTCGGCAACGGGCAGGCCACAGGCGCGCTTGGCCTCGCTGACCATCGCCCACCCGCCGCGGACGGCCTGATCCATCCGCGAGAAGAGGCGGTTGAGATCCTCCTGGAAAACCCGCACCTTCGTCAGGTCGAAGCAGAACCGCCACTTGAACGGGTCCTCGTCGAACAGGGGCAGCAGGTCGAACCGGATCTTCTCGGCCATGATCCGCTGCATCGGGATCAGGCACGCCTCGTACGCCGACTGCTTGGCCTCGCCGAAGTTCGTGAACGTCGACCGCTCCAGACCCGCGCCGAACCCGACCACGATCGCCGGCACACCCGTGACGGCGGAGACGCGCTCCTCCGGCACGCGCCGCAGCGACGTGAGCACGAGCTGCTCAGGCGAAAACCCGAACTGCTGCACCTTCGTCGCGCCGGTGACGACGATCGGCTCTCCGCGCTTGGCGCCGGTGAAGTTCTGGGCGAGGTCGCGCTTGGTCTCCTTGGCTTCCTTCTCGTCGATGCTCTGGCCGGCCGCGTCCGGGCTGACCACGATCCCCGGCACGCCGTGGTTGCGCAGGATGCTGGCCGTGAACGCGGCCGCCTCCTGGTCGGTGAAGACCTCGCGGATCAGGCTGCGCAGCTGCGAGACGCCCTTGCGGTCATTCGTCGGGTCGAGGCCATACCGGAAGTGCACGACCTGCTCCGGGTCGATCGGGACCGTCTTCCCGTCGACCTCGTAGTCGTAGTGGGTCAGGTACTCCTTCTCGTTGCCGGCCGGCGCCATCATCCAGCTCGGGATCCACCACAGCTCGACCGGGATGCCGTCCTCGTTGGGCAGCACGAGCCAATAGGCGTCGCCGTTGGCCGCCCAGTCGGTGACGGTGGCCATCCAAAGCTCGGGGCCGGTGTAGTAGTCGTTCGGCTTCTGCAGCAGCCGCAGCAGCGGATGGTCGTGGACGGACTCGTCGTAGGTGTCGCCCAACTGCTCGAGCATCGGCGGCGCCTCCGGGAATGTCCGGCCGATCCAGCCGAGAACCGCGGCGACCAGGCTCGACTCGGTCGGGTCGCCGACCTCGGCTGCGTAGTCGATGTCGGCGCTGCCGCCCAGGCGGAAGACATGCCACGTCGCGTCGCGGAAGATCATGTTCAGGATGCGGCGGACTCGGTTCACTTGGCCACCTTCCAGGTGAAGGGCTTGGCGCGGTGGAGCTCGTGCCACATCGCGCGGCTCGCGGCGATGACTGCTCCGACGCCGGCGTCGATCTTGTCGGGCGAGTCGTCGGCGGCCTTCACGGGGACGCGGTAGCCGCGGCGCACCGCCGTCATGCAGTTCTCGAGGTGGCGCATCAGCGGCTCTGACCCGTCGAGGCTGACGCCGCCGTCCTTCACGAGCTGCTCGAACTGGTCAGCGGCCGGCCCCATGCGCGCCGGCTGCTTCGTCTCGAACCGGACGACGACCTGGTCGCCCCACCGCTCCTCCCACTCCTCGATCTCGCGGTGCCACCCGGGCGGGTCGGGCGCGAACTCGATGACGTCGTAGCGCTCCATCGCCTCGTCGACCGCCGCATCGACCTCGCGCCGCGGAACGCGCCACTCCTGCCCCTTCAGGCTCATCGGGCGCTCCCAGATCCGCTCGAGCCAGACGTGCGGGCGTCCGGAGACGGTCGCGCCGACGATCACGGTCGAGTCGCGCGTGTCCGACCCGTCAAACGCGAGCACGACCTTCGGCCGCGCGCCGTTCTTCGTCGATGGCATCCGCCGCGGCTGCACGAGCCGCTCGAGCACATCGGGCGCGAACCAGCGGCCGCTGCCCTTCACGCGCTGGTTCAGGTAGAAGCGGCGGAACTCCTGGCGGTCCTGGCTCGGGTCGAGGTAGATGCTCGCGATCCCCTCGACGTCGGCGTAGGCGAGCGCGTCTCCGCTGGCCTCCTTGATCGCCTTCATCAGCTCGCCGCGGCGGCTGAGATCCCACACGAGCGACGCCTGGCGGTGGTCGTAGTAGAGGCGCGTGTCCGCCACCCGGCCGCGCGCGACGTCGAGTGCGTACTCGTGCGTCTGCTGCGCGATCGACCCCTCGCCCGGCTCGTACATCGTCCCGATCTCCAGGCTCCACGCGTCCGCCACTAGCCGCTTCGGGACGTTGCGCAGCATCGTGGAGTGCGCCGCCTTCTGCCCCTCGCGGACGAAGCCGTGCGTCTCGTCGAAGCCCTGCATACTCGTGCGCGCACCGTCACGGGCGCTCGGTGACGACGCGAGGCTGACCATCTTCCCCGGCGAGTCCCGCGGCGAGATCCGCTCGAGCCCGACGTCGTAGTTGTTGCCTAGATCGCAGTGCATCAGGATTTCGCGCGCCGCGCCGAACGCGAGCTCGTCCGACTGCTCCTCCGTCGTCGCGACCAGCGGGATATAGGGGTCGCGGACACCGCGCCCGACCGGCTGGCCATACGCGTCGAACCCGTCGCACCGGACCGGCCCCTCCGGGTCGAGCTCGACGATCGCCAGCAGCGCGAGCAGCTCCGTCTTCGACCACCCCTTGCGGCGGCTGATCGCGACGCGCTTGAACCGGCGCCGCCCCGCTTGCGGATGGCCCGGCGGGTACACCTCGTAGGCGCGCCAGATGATCACGCGCGCCTCGTCCAACAGCGTGATCGGATCGCCCAGCACGTCGCCGGGCCCGTGACACAGCAGTTCCTCGATGAACGCGCACACCTGGCCGCCCAGCGACGGCCATGGCTCCGCTTCGATCGCCGGCACCATCAGCGACCGCAGCGCCAGGTCGCTCGGCGCGGCGCGCTGCCGCCGGCGAGGCGCCTGCCGCGTCGCCGTCATACGATCCGCCTCTCCAGCACGACCGGCAGCAGTTGCTCCGCCGCCAGGTCGAGCCGATCGTCATGCAGCAGGCTCACGTGGGCGACCATCAGCCCTTCACGGTTCAGCAGCGCCAGCCGCGACAGCCGCGACCGCTGACTCTTCGGCGACGCGCTCGGCTCGATGAACACCGCGACCCGCCAGTCGCGCATCTCCGCCTCCGCGACCAGCCGCAGGTACCGGTTCACTCCTCGGCCCCCTTCACCAGCGCCAGCCGCGGATCGCCCGCCACCCGCCGAAGCTGCGGCCGCTCCTCCGCCGGCCGCTCCTCGCCGACCTGGCCGCGCTGATGCACCCGCAACCGCAGCTGCAGCCGCGCCGAGATCGTCCCGCCCACCATCGACTCGGCATGCTCGATCGCACGGAACCCCGCCGGCGTCGGCTGGCGGATGTATTCGTCGACGAGCATCGCCGTCTTGCGCAGATGCTCCCAGTCCGTCCCGATGAAGCGACTCGCCATCGGCGACTCCGCCCAGACCTTCCACCACCGCCGCGTATACGTCGTCCAGCGGCCGCCCCCCGGCTTGCGGCCGAGCTCCTCACGCTCCTCCTCAGGGATCGGCGTCGCGCCCAGCTCCGTCCATTCCAGCGAACGCCGAGCGCCGCCATCCTGCGGGTTGTCCTTCGGCGGCCGGCCACGCATCGTCACAGCGGCCGCCACTTCCGCGGCTCGTTCGGGATCCCCGGCACGACGATCGCCGCCTGACACTCCGGGCACAGATCCACCGACATCGACCGCTGCTCGCCATCATCCAACGGCGTCACAGCCAGACCCAGTTCGATCCACGCCTTCGGCCGTGCGCCGCTCACGACCTTCGAGCAGCCATCACAGCCGATCTCGACCGTCTCGATCGTCGTCTTCACGCCGCCACCCCGGCAACGCCGATTTTTGCAGCCTTCAATTTCGAACTTGCGGGTCCTTCCTCCTAGATCGGAAGAGCACAC